TAAAAAACCATTTAAAGATACTAAGGTAGGTAAGCTTCTAGGCAATCTAGGAGGTATATTGCCTGATAAGGGCGTATTAGGCGTTTTAAAGCAGGTTATAGATACGGATGATACTATGACACCTGAAGAGAAAGAAGATGCCCACAAAGCTCTTATAGAGGCTTATAAGGCGGAAGTAGCAGATAGAGACTCTGCAAGACAGAGAGAAGTAGAGGTTGCTAAAGCAGGTGGAAAGGATTGGCTGTTTAATATAACAGGGTTAGTAGGTCTAGGAGCGTTTGGTGTGATTATTTGGGCTATCCTTGCATTAGACATTCCAGAGACAAATAAAGAACTTTTCTACCACTTAATCGGAATTGTAGAAGGAGTTTCTTTATCAATCTTTGGTTACTACTTTGGTACATCAATGAAAGACGATAAGAAGTGAAACTAACAGCTAATTTTAGTAAGAGTGAGTTTGAGTGTTCTGATGGCAGCGAAATGCCGTTAGAAGTGTTTAATAACGTAATAGAAGTGGCTGAGAACCTAGAAGTTGTTAGAGCGCACTTTAATACACCTGTAAACATCAATAGTGCCTACAGGAGTCCAGTTTATAATAGAAGCGTAGGTGGGGCTGTAAACAGCCAACACCTGTCTGGAAAAGCAGCTGACGTTGTAATGGACGGTATTCCACCTAGTGAAGTAGCAGATGCTATTGAATTTTTAATAGACTGTGGTCTAATGAAGGAGGGCGGTCTAGGACGCTATGATACCTTTACTCACTACGACATCAGAGGAACTAAAGCTCGTTGGGATTACACAACGGCATAATTATCCCTTAACACTACTAGTAAGCTGCGAGCCGCTTTAAGGCGGCTCTTTTCGTAGTCAAGCCACATAGTGAAGGCGAAGTTACTACTTTTTTTTGACAATGTCAAGTAAAAGGACCAAACACCCCCTAGTTGGAAATTTATTTCGAAATAACTAGGTAATAACAACAAGTATCATTATATTTGTCTTGTTTCCATAATGGTAAATTAAGTTAGTTAAACGGTATAGGGGAGGAGCGAACTTATTTGGATTCTGGTTTGGACCGCCTCCCCAATACTAAAAGCTATGACAAAAGAAGAAGAACTAGACAGAGAAGGACTTAAAGTACTAAGGTGGTCGATGTTTGATTCACCTGACAAAGAAGGCTCTGGCTATATGTTTATGGAACGAGAACCTGTGGTAGCATTAGATAGAGCTGCAAGTTATTATGAATTTATCCCTAACATTATTCTCGGTTACACCTCTAAAAGCTATGCTGATGGTATTGGTCTGGTTAGCAATAACTCTCATCGCATCGGTAAAGCTGTTCAAATTAGGTGTGTCGGACATAAAAAGCGTCTTAAACTCGTTCGTTCGCTTATGGAACAAGGGGTACAAAGATTTGCTATCGGTAGGGAAGTTGTTTATTTTGATACTGACGAAATGAAACCGCCTGCTATATATCTCTGGTAACAATCATTCCTGATTCTGTTGTTTGGTTAGGGGGTCGTCTGAAAGGGCGGCCTCCTTTTTTTGTGTATAACTTGTGTATGTCAATTTTATATTGTAGCTTGCGTCTATAAAACTACAACAGATGAAAAGACAGTACAGAAGCAATCAAGGGAGAAACCCTGAAAGACAGAATACTTCGGTGATGATATTAGTTGTTACCGCACTAATCGGTCTTATTGGTCTAATTTCTAATTTATTTATCTTATGGATTCAGCAGTAATTACATTGTTTAAGCAGCTAAAAGACGTTTATGAAGAACAAGCCAGAGTTAGTCGAAGACTGGACAGCAAAAAAGTTAAACTTAATAACAGGCCACAAACCAGATTACTTGACTCATTGGGAAGAGATATTACGCCAGAAAAGATGGCAAGAGAATTTGGACGATAGAAAATAATTTATATATTTGTTAAAAATCATTCGTTTATGTCAACAGAATCATTAACATTCAGAGAGCGGCTAACAGCTGTGCAGACACAGCTAAAGGCCCCAAAAAATCAGTTCAACAGTTTTGGTAAGTACAAGTACCGCAATCAAGAAGACATCTTGGAAGCTGCAAAGCCTTTATTGGCTAAGTACGGACTAGCACTAAAACTAAGTGATACTGTAATTGAACTCGGTGGTGTTTTGTTTATTGAAGCTAGAGCAACCGTCTGGGATAATGACGGAACCTCTGCTGAGGTTACTGCACCAGCTGGAATAGATGTCGACAAGAAGGGAATGGACTTATCGCAGTCTTTTGGGTCTGCAAGTAGCTACGCTAGAAAGTATGCTTTAAACGGTCTGTTCTTAATTGATGACACTAAAGACGCTGACGCAATAAACACACACGGAAAGGAGACCCCTGAGCCTAAGAACGCAAAAGAAACATTGCCTAAGTCAGGGGAGAAATTTCAAGCGGCTAAAGCGTATCTAAAGGGCGGTGGCTCTATAGATATGATTAAGGCCAAGTATAATGTAAGTAAACAAGTAGAACAATTATTAAACAAGTAAAGTTATGGGAGCAATCATTCGCTACAGCTTGAACTTAGACAAGTTAGACAAGTCTAAGGTCGTAAAAGGGAAAAAGGGGACATACTATGACCTCACCCTAAGTATTAATGACGAGATTAGCCAGTTCGGTGACAACGTATCTGTTTATGATACGCAGTCAAAAGAAGAGCGTCAATCAAAGGCTAATAGAAACTACGTCGGCAACGGCAAGGTCGTTTGGACTGACGGAAGTATTACTGCGGCACCTTCAGGTGTAGCGCAGCAAGAAGCAGTATCTGCAACAGACGATATTGATTTACCGTTTTAGTTTAGTTGAATAGTTGATAGGGGCCTCTGGCCCCTTGATACATAACACTCGTAAGTATGAGATTATCAGACCAATCATTAGCCCTTAAAAAGGCTGCTAGAAAAGGGTATGCAGTTAACAACAGCGGAACTCCATTATATCCAAACGGAGACATCATTGATGTTTATATTGACGACAAGGGATATGCAGCCTTCAACTTCTCTTTTGTAAGAGATGGAAGAAATGTCCATAGACCAATCAAAGTTCATAGACTTCAGGCTTATCAAAAGTATGGAGATGCGATGTTAGCTAAAAGAGTTCATTGCAGACATTTGGACGGCAATAAGAAGAACAATTCAAGGAACAATATCTGTATAGGAGATGCTGCTGACAACAGAGCAGACTTCCTTAGATTAACTAAGGGTAGGCGTTCTAAGAGCGTTACTATAATCAAAAAAAGCTTTGGAAGATATCAGCTACTTTTAAAGAAGAAGGTAGTGAGTTAACACAAGGGGCTTCGGCCCCTTGATTTTGAAATATGAAAATTACTAACGAGGACAATATGGAACTAATGGCAAGATACGAGGATAACTACTTCGACCTTGCAATAGTTGACCCTCCTTATGGTATAGATGCAGATAAAAAAAATAGTGCTAAAAAATTACAAAGTAAAAAATCAGCAGGATTAAGTAAAGATTATGGTAATCAAGAGTGGGATAGTGCAATACCTTCTGACGAGTATTTTGCTGAGTTAAAAAGAGTAAGTAAAAGACAGATAGTATGGGGAGCAAATTTTTTTAATCTACAGGGAGGTATGCTTTATTGGCACAAACAAGTAACTATGCCTACATACAGTCAAGGTGAGTTAGCTTGGTTATCTTGGCTTAATAAGATAGATTTTGTAGATATAGCTTGGCACGGGATGATTCAGCACGATATGAAAAACAAAGAGCATAGAATACACCCCACACAGAAACCCGTAAAGCTATATGAGTGGCTACTTATGAATTACGCTAAAGAAGGTGATAAGATATTAGACACGCACTTAGGCTCAGGAAGTATTGCAATAGCTTGTCATAATTTAGGATTCGAATTAACAGCTTGTGAATTAGACAAAGACTACTACGATGCAGCTATGAAACGATTAGAGCAACACAAAGCACAACAAAGACTATTTTAATGCAAGAAGTAATTAACTAACAAAAGGGTCTAAGGCTCTTTTTAACTAACAATAATGCTAACAGAGGAACAGGAAACATTGATGCTTCAGATGGAAGCACTAGAGGCAGACTGCTATATTGACCCTAATGAGAAGATAGAGTATCCGCCAGTCGCAATAAGTTATAAGGAACACTCGTATAACACTAGAGATGGATTAAAGACCTATCCAACGCCGATAGGAACCTATGGTAATTTTAGTTTTATACAAGGCCCGCCAAAACACCAGAAGACATTTTTAGTTAGCTTATTATCAGCTGCTTACTTAGGAGGCGGTAATGATAAGTTTACTGGAAAGCTAAAAGGATTTAGAGATGGCAAATGTTTATTTCACTTTGACACCGAGCAAGGGCGTTTTCACGCACAGCGTGTCTTCAGAAGACCTATTGAAATGTCAAACGTGGATAGTGGATGTTACAGGACTTACGGTCTTAGAAGCCTATCGCCTAAGCAACGATTAGCTTTTATAGATTACAAGATTAGATACGCAGATAATCTGGGTGTTGTAATCATAGATGGGATAGCTGACCTTATTGGCGATGTTAATAATATAGACGAAGCTAATATGGTGGTGCAGAAATTGATGTATTGGACTGAGAAGTTTGATATACATATTGTCACCGTAATCCACAGCAACTGGGGCAGTACTAAACCTACTGGCCACTTGGGTAGTGCATTAGAGAAGAAAGCTGAAACGCAGATACAGCTAGAAAGAGCAGAGGCCGACCCAAGTGTTATAGTTGTAAAGTGTAAATCAAGTAGAGGTAGAAGTTTTGAGGACTTTAGCTTCTTTATAAACAACTTAGGTCTGCCAGAAGTGGCGGACCAAGATATAGAAATAATCGACCTAATAGGTGGACGTAAAGTTAAACATACCAATAAAGCCAGTACCGCACCAGTCGGTGAGAGTGACCAGATTCGGGCGCACTTATCAGCCTAAGCGTATTACTGACTATAAACAGCAAATCCAAGAAGCCGTTAGGGAACAACTCCCTAGTGGCTTCTTTTGCATTAAGGCGGACACACCAATAGCAGTTACTAAACTACATTATGTGTTCCAATACCCTAAGAGTATGTCGAAGTATAAACAAAATTCTTCGTATATTCAATACAAGGTTACAAAGCCTGATTTACACGACAACCTAAACAAAGCACTCTTTGATGCCCTCGAAGGAGTCCTATGGGAAAGAGACCAGAATGTAGTTGCAATGGACAATGTAAAAAAGTACTACGGTAAAGAAGATGCTATAATAATAGAAATACAATGCTTGAATTATTAGCAGACAAACATAACCTGTGGCTTAGTATGGTTCTGGGCTTTGGCTGTGATTATGACACAGCTCAAGACATCGTTCAATCTATGTATCTTAGAATGCATAAGTACGTCAAGGACGAAGGTCGAATAATGTACAAGGACGATGAAGTCAACCGCTTCTTTGTTTATGTAACATTAAAAAATATGTACAAGACTTACATAGCGGCAGAGCGCAAGTTTGTCTGGTATGAAGTTAGAGAAGATGATGCTATAGACACAGAGCTTATGGAGATTGCATTTGATAGAGCTATGGAAAGCGCATTTGAGGTGCTTATGGTGAAGATTGCAAGCGAGATGGGTACTTGGCATAGATACGACAGAATCCTCTCGGAGAAGTACTTTAAAAGCGACTACAGCTTACGAGACATTGCAAAAGGAGCTGGCATTAGTTTAACTAGTATATTCAACTCAATCAGGAACAATAAGAAGATTCTCAAGGACAAGTTCCGTGAGGACTGGGAAGACTTTAAAAACGGAGACTATCACTTAATCAATAAATAATATGGACAGTATTAGTAAATACGAAGAAAATCAAGGGTATTATGAAAACTTGGACAAGCGTACTAAGGAGTACAAGTCTTACGCCGAATGGAAAGCGAATCAAGAAGCAGCACCAGAGGGTCTGGGGGACAGCATTGAGTCGTTTACAGAAGCAACTGGCATCAAAGCTGCTGTTAAATTCTTAGCAGGAGATGACTGCGGTTGCGAAGAGCGTAGACAAAAATTAAATCAGATTTTTAGGTATGGTAAGCCAGAGTGTTTAAAAGAAGATGAGTACAACTACTTGTCTGACTTTTATTCTGTAGACAGAAATGTTATCTCTGGAGAAGACAAGGTAAGACTTATCAAGATATACAACAGGGTGTTTAGAGCTAACAAGAAGGTATCTTCTTGTGGACCTTGCTTGAAGTCTACTTATGACCAACTAAAACAGTATTTTGAGTCTTATCAGTAACGAACAAGAGTTATTCGATTGGCTCAAAGACAATGTATATCCAGACCTGCTTGTAGCTAAAAACCCTATGAGCAGGTGGGATTGCTATTCTCCAAACACAAGACATCGTATAGAGCTTAAATGCAGAGACAAGCATTACCCTGACCTTCTGGTTGAGAAGAAGAAATACGATGCCGTTGTAAGGAAATGCAATGACAACCTAGACGTTCCTGTTTATATCAACAGTACGCCCAAAGGAGTATTCCGTTTTAATATGCTACACCACGACGGCTTCTGGGAAGTCAGAGGTATGCCTAAGACTACTCAGTTTGCTAACAACAACTTCATAGCTAAAGAGGTCGGATATTTTAATGTAGACCAAGCAGATATTTTATTGTAGCCTTGCGTTATTAACATTTTGTTCCTATCTTCGTAATGAACTTAAAATTAATAACTATGCAAATTTCGGTAAAGGTCACTCCAGTCCCAAAAGACGAGAAGACCGACAAGAACCAGTACGATGTAGAATTAAAGACCTACAAAGAGAAAATCTCAGGTAGGTTCGAGCATTGGGAAGTTAGGTATTTAATCCAGCAGCTCGACAATGCCATCTACTAGAAAAGAGAAGCCAGTATTCTCTGGTGTACTAAGGTACTTTCCAGATGCTATTATGGAAGTAGCTAAATGTTCTTGGGCAGGTAATCAACAGCACCACCCAGAGAAGCCACTCCATTGGGACAGAGGGAAGTCCAACGACCACTTAGACGCTTTAGCACGTCACCTTATCCAAGCAGGTGAAGTTGACGATGATGGAGTACGTCACTCCGCTAAAGTAGCTTGGCGAGCATTAGCAAATTTACAATTAGAATTAGAAAAATCAGAGCAAGATGCCATTACCAAAACCAAAAGCTAACGAGACTCAGGACGAGTTTGTTAGCAGATGTATGTCAGACAATCAGATGATGATTGAGTATAAACGTCAAGACCAAAGACTAGCTGTGTGCTATGTTACTTGGAGAGACAGAAACAAAGTGAAGTAATATGGAAATACCACAAAGACACCTCGAAAAGGTTTTATCTGCCGCTCATAGAGCGTTAGATAGAAATGATGTTACGTCTTCTGTTTGCGCAGTAACAGGAGAGTTTCAAGACCATTGGCTTAATGTTCCTGTAGTTGATTATGGGGAGAAGCTTACTGATATGACTTCGCATTGGTATTCTGTTAACTTGAATACAATGGAAATTAGGAAGTTAGGAAGTTAGGAAGTCGTAGCTATGATTGACAAACTATCAAAGAATCATAAGGACCTCTTGTACGATGCAGCTATTATTGACTTGTTAAGTACAATAACGGAAGCTATTAAGAAGAAGCCTAGCTCTAAGTTAGTACAGATGAGCAAGGATGTACAAGATATTATCTTCTATGTCAATGACCTTAGAATGGAACGGTTCGCTTACAATGAGTTTATGAAGCGCAGAACCATTAACGAGGTTAAGCTGAACGAGAAGATAAAAGAATTAGAACACGAATTATACTCTTACAAATTAGAACACGAATTATACTCTTACAATGATAACGCTACTGAACGGAGAGCAGATTACGAAAGCGGAGCTGCTCAAGAAAATGGAAAGTGATTCGTATTACTACGGACACTTAGGCCAGTACGCTCTAAGCAGCTCTGCGCTTAAAAAGCTAATTGAAGGGCCGAAGGCCTACCAATCCTCTTTAAAGCAGTCAGATAGTTCTCAGGCCCTTAGAGATGGACAGCTTATACACTTGTCTATCTTGGAGCCACACAAGCTAAAGGACCTTGTAATCACAGAAGGAACTAAAGCTAGAAAGGAGTTTAAAGATGCTGTGGCTGAATACGGAGAACATAAAGTATATACACAGTCAGAGATGGAGTCTGCTTACTGGATAGCTGACGCTGTTAAGAGTAACCATACTTCAAGTTTTCTATTGGAAAACTGTAATTACGAAGTGCCTAATGTAGCAATGATTAAAGACCTGCCATTCAGAGCAAAAGCTGATGCTATTACTAAAGATGGTTCTACCATTATAGACATTAAGACCACATCTAGCATTGGCGAAGAGGGCGAGGACTTTTACTGGTCTGCAAGAAGATTTAAGTATGCGCTGCAAGCCGTATTGTATATGGAGATATTTGGAGCTACAGACTTTATCTTCTTGGTAGTTGATAAGGGTACCAAAGAAATTGGTATATTTGATTGTAGTGAGCAGTTCCTAGAAATGGGACGTATGCACATTGCAAAGGGCATTGAGAACTATAAGAAGTTCTTTCTGTCACCAGATTCTGAAACCCTAATCAAGAACAATGTTATTCGAAGAACTTTATAAATACAATGCGTCAGACGACAAGGAGACAGGGGAACACTTTTACATAGCTACGCTTATGTATTGGCTGCTCAATAATGAGCTAGAAATATTCGATGAGGTCCTCAGTCATTTCCAAGAGAAAGAGCAGTATTTAGTTTGCTTTGGTATCAAGAAGGCAATAGACAAAATAGAGGAGACCATAGAAAAGCGATTTGATGAAGCAGCTGTTATGTCTGAAACCGAAGGTGAGAAGATATATGACGCTGAAGAATACAAAAGAGTAAGTAGAGAAATATTTAAAGACATATTATTTGAAGTTTATGAGTCGCAGATTAGAGAAGCGCAAGATGAAACGCAAAGCAAACAAGACACAAATGAATCGTAGATTACAAACACTTAAAAGAGAAGTTGAGAAAAGAGTGGGTCACAGAATAGATACGCCTATGCAGAAGAGGCATTACACCTATGCCAGAGCGGTCTATTGCAAGGTGGCTAGAGAAATGAGCAACGAAACGATTACTCACAAAGAAATAGGTGAGTCGATGAAGAGAGACCATTCTACTGTATTACACAATCTAAATGTAATATTCCATTTTGCAATGCGTGAGGCGACGTTTAAGGAACTTTACGATGATTTGAGTATGATATTCCAGCCAGAGCAAGAAAGTCCGTTATATGAGCTTAAATCGTGTAAAACAGAAGATTTGCTCAAGGAAAGAATCTACAAGCTGATAGACCAGAACAAAAACTACAGAACCAAGTTTAGATTAATGGAGGCGACTAACAATATGTTTAAGCCTCTTTATGAAGGTCTTAGTCAAGATGAGCTTCAAGAGATTCACGACAAGTTAAGCATAATGGTAAGGGCCATTAGAAGCAGAGTTTATAGATAATGCCCAGAATAAAGAAAAGCCTATACCGACTTGGTTCGCCTAGAGGCGAGCATCCTATGAAAGAGATGTCTTGGTGCGTAGCTAAACATATCTTTGTTAGCTGCAAGCCAGAAGCAATCAAGGACGGACAGTATTGGAAGCAAACTAATATGTATGCACTTACTATCAGGTATGGGGACAAGTATAGACAGTCAGAGTTCGTCTATAACAAAGACGATATAATGACAGCTATCTGGGATACATACAGAGAAATATACAACACGAATTATGGCAAAGAGACAAAAGAGTAATGAGATTAGAAGTACGGATGGTAGGAAGCATAACAAGCGACTACCGTCTAAAGTAGAGATAAGAGGTCAGGTGACTTCGAAGCCCGCCCGTATGAACGATGCTAAGAAGAAGCTGCTGCCCAAGATAGCAGAGAGCGTAGCAATCAAGAGTCTAGGCGGAGCTGCTGGAATCTTTGAGCAGTTGGCTGAGATTATTAAAAGCGGAGAGTCAGATACAGTCAAGCTAAATGCTATCAAGATGTATCTGGACCACTTAGAGAAAGGCGAGGTGAATCACACGCCTAGCAAGTCAGCACCTACTATTAACTTCTCTTTTAACAATCAACCTGACGAGAAGACAATAGATATAACTCCAGAAGAAGATGAGTCAAGTACAACTGAATGAAAGGTACCTACCTCTATTTAAAGACGATAGCAGGTACTTTGTTATTACTGGTGGTCGAGGGTCTGGTAAGTCTTTCGGTGTAGCAGTATTCTTATTGAACCTAACCTACGAGGAAGGACATAAGATACTGTTTAGCCGTTATACAATGACCTCAGCGCAGACTTCTATTATCCCAGAGTTCGTAGAGAAGATTGAGCTTATGGGTGTACAGGAAGACTTCCGTATTACTAAGGATGAGATAATCAACCTAACTACTAGGAACTCTATTATCTTCAAGGGTATTAGAACTTCATCAGGAAATCAGACCGCAGCCTTGAAATCCTTAAATGGAATTACTACCTTTGTACTCGATGAGGCAGAAGAGCTTATAGACGAGGATACGTTTAATAAGATTGACCTGTCGGTCAGGGTGCAGGATAGACAGAATAGATGTATTCTTATTCTAAACCCAACCACTAAGGAGCATTGGATTTATCAGAGATGGTTCCAGAATGTCGGTGTACCTGAAGGGTGGAATGGTAAGGAAGGCAATGCCAGCTATATCCATACTACCTATATGGACAACAAGGAGAATCTATCAGAGTCTTTCTTGGAGCAGGTATTAGATATGAAGCAGAAGCGTCCAGATAAATACTTACACGCTATTCTTGGTGGATGGTTAAGTAAGGCAGAAGGAACTATCTATAAGCGATGGAAGGTAGGTGACTACCAGCAAACGGAGCTTACCTGCTTTGGGCAGGATTTTGGTTTCTCTACTGACTTAACAACGCTGGTGCAAATCAGCATAGATAATGATAGTAAGACGATGTGGGTTAGAGAATGTTACGGACAGAAGAACTTAACTACTTCAGAGATAGCTAGAAAGAATAAGCAGTTCTGTAATATAGATTTGATAGTCTGTGATAACTCGGAGCCTCGTTTGATATCGGAGCTGAAGTCTATGGACTTAAACATTAGGCCAACCATAAAGAAGTCTGGTTCTATATTGTCTGGTATTGCTTTAATGCAGGACTATGATATAGTAGTAGACAAAGGTTCTCACGGTATAATCAGAGAGCTAAACAATTATATATGGCAGGAGCGTAATGCAAAGCCTATAGATAACTTTAATCACTTTTTAGATGCCATCAGGTATGCCCTGCAATACTTGGTACAAGGCAGAAGTTTAGGCAGGTATGTAATCAGATAGCAATGGAAAAATTATTAGCGGCTAGAACTAGCAGAGAATTAGCAGATGTACTTGGAGTAAAGCACGAAGACGTACTTGACTTCTTCAAGGTATTAGAATATGAAACAAGAACAGCAAGAAGACTATACTTGCCAGTAGAGACACACGATGACGCAGGCATCTATCTAAATAGAATGCCACTAATGTTCAGAGTGCTAGCTCTTGACCACTTCATAAAATTAGGTGAGATAAATCACAGAGACTTTGTTGCAACTGGGTCTTTAATATAGGACCCTTTAATGCAGGAGGGTGTTGTATGTTTGATATCCTTTTTGTATCTTTGAACTGTCTATTTCTTATAATTAAAAGCTGGTGAAGTTAAGTAGCCAGCTTTTTTTATTTCCTCTTTAATGCAGGACGGTTGCTCTTTAATGCAGGAGGGTTCCTCTTTAATATAGGACCCCCCCTCTTTAATATAGGACCCCCAAAATTTGCGATTTTTGCTTGCGTTGACAGGCGTTAAGGCCTGTTGATAAAAAATATCGGAAACTATCGGAAATCGTTTGCGGGTGTCAATTCTTTTACTTATTCGCGTATGCGCGCGTGTATGCGTGTGCGCAGGTGCGCGCCCAGGCGCAGGCGTGCGGGCGTATGCGTACGCGCCCAGGTGCGGGCGTATGTGCGCGAGATACGAACGCGGGTCCAGGTGCGCGCGTGACGTATGCGCGGGCGTTGCGTTCATATAAGCAGAGCGTTTTTGCGATATTCTCAAGAAAACCGCGTTTTTCGTTGCTAATATTTCATTTTCTGGTCCCATTTTGCAAATGTATTGCATTTTTTTCAATAAATCGGCAATTTCTTTGTGAATCCTTCAATCTGGCTTATATATATAAGTTATTTAAAGGCCCTATATTCGTTTCAACGAGCGGAGGAACCGCCCGTATTGTTTAACGTTTAACTATCTTAAAATCAATTAGTTATGAGCAAAAAAGTAGATTTTTTCGACTACCAGGAAACGCTAATCCAGGCACTCCAGGACCAGGGAAACGACCTCGTTTCGTTATCCTGGGGGTGGGGCAACGACCAGGTGCGCGTCCGTATTTCTGACCTCCAGTTGGTTAAGTACACCAACGGCAAAGGAGCGAACGTGGCCCAGTGGGTCAACACTCGTAAGAACTCCAACGGCTTAGTTATGAGGACGGATACTTATCCCGCCCGTGGAGTTCGCCTGGTGGGTTGGTCCAGAACTGGAAACCTGCGCGCCCTGGTTAAGGGTTCGAGCCGCGACCTATTAACAAGCGCAATTGAGCGCAGTATGCCCCTCCAGTTCAATAGTGCGGACCACGTTTCGGCCTGGGGGTATAAGAGCGGTTTTGAGTTGGCCACGCCAACCACGCCCGCGGAGTTCATTTTTGATAACCAGGAAACGGCAAAGTTTCTGCCAGGAAACAAGCCCGCCCTAGTTGATAAGGCAACGGGCGCGGACTACCTGGGCAACTACCAGGAAATGAAAATAGGACGCGCGGTGCGTTATATCCTGGACTGCGTGGGTATCGAGGCAACGGACCAGGAACTGGAGAAAATAGTGAACGAAATTAAGGCGGTTAACGCTCCCTTAAATATCCAGTATACCCAGGACCTGGAGTGGTTATATAACCGCGAGGACGTGGCGGAGAACTCGGGAACGCTCCTTGATTCTTGTATGCGTAATAAAGGACACTTTTACGAGGCTTTACAATCAAGCGGAAACGTTCGCGCCTGGTATTGGGAGAACGAGGCGGGCGAACTCCTGGGGCGCGCCCTGGAGTGGACCACTATTCGAGAAACTAAGGTTCTGGACCGCATTTATACGAATGACCACCTAATCCAACGAGTTAAAAAGGAGGCCCAGGCCCAGGGCGTTATTTATAAGCAGTTCCAGAGTTACGCGGAGCGGTTCGACTGGGTCCAACCTGACGGGGAGCATACAACCGCAACGTTTAAAATTGAGGTGGGCGACCTTCTGGGAGCAATTTATGATGAGGAGGTTCCATATATGGACACCTTCTGTTTTTACTCCTGGAGTGACGATGAAGGGGGCTTTATTACTAACAAGCGCGACCTAGTGGAGTTCGACGGGTCCCAGGCGTACGAGTTGCGCAATACTGGAGGCGACGCGGACCAAATCTGGGGCTAATTACTAATCTTAATTTATTCAATATGAAACGTTCAATTTTTACAATCTTATCAATCCTAATTTTTACCTACCTGAGCGGGTCGGTTGTTTACGGCCTCCTGGAGTGCCTGGAACTGGTTTCCAATCCCAACACCTCGGACGCTATTAAAAACGTCCTTAGGTTCGCCCTGGGGACCCCAGTTCTAATCCTGGAACTGGTCGCGGTACGTTACGCGGTTAATCTTATTAAAAACCTTAATTTATAATCTTATGAACTCGACACTTTTTAAAATACTTAATACTCAGTCGGTATCTTATGAGCAAACCGATATGCAACTATTAGTTATCGACTTATGCGAACGCGCGGGGGCCTCGGTTGAGGTCGACCAGTTCGGAAACGTTTTCGCAACCAAAGGACACCTCCAGGAGGGGCAATCCCACCCCTGCGCAGTTGCGCACCTGGACTCCGTACACGATATTCTCCCAGAGGACCAGTACCAGGTACTCGAGGCGGGCGGTAAAGCGTTTGCGGTCAATCCCGTAAAAATGCAGTTTACAGGTATTGGCGGGGACGATAAGTGCGGTATTTATATTGCGGTCCAGGTATTGGCGCACCTTAACCAGGCGAAGGCGGTTTTTTTCGTTGATGAGGAGGTAGGGTGCGAAGGTTCTGGGGCCTGCTCCCTGGACTGGTTCCAGGACGTGGGTTATTTGCTACAAAACGACCGCAGGGGGTCGGTTGACTTAGCGCGTACAATCTGTTCTCTGGAGGTAGCGTCCCAGGAGTTCCAGGACGTTATCCAACACCTGGTCCCAAAGTACGGGCGCGCCTGGTGTGATAACGGAGGGTTAACGGACGTTTATAAGTTGGCCACCCGCGGGCTTAATATTAGCGCACTCAATATTGCTTGCAGTTATTACGACCCGCACACAAGCGGGGAGTTTATAGACGTGCGCGAACTGGAGGCGACGTTGAGGTTCAACCTGGAGGCAATCCAGGCCCTGGGCCTTAATAAGTACAAGCACACGCACAAGCGCGCCCAGTACACGCCCGTTTATGGTGGGTACTACTGGAACGGGCTCACGCCTGCGAACTGGTCAACGGACGCACCAGAGGAGGAGGCCGAACCTAAGTCCTGCGATAAGTGCGGGGGCCTTAAGATGTTGGAGGACGCGTGGGGCCACTACTGCTCCAGTTGCGGGGCTTATACCCTGGACGATGTGAACTCCTGGGAAATCTAATCCCTGGACCTCCTGGAGGCACTCGAACCCCTGCGGAAACGTGGGGGTTTATTTTTGTCCTTTACCTAGTGACTGGGACCCGCCCTGGTTACTAGGTTTTTTTATTTGCGGGCGTTTCTCCTATTAACTGGGGTACTTATACCAAGGACCAGGAGAACGTCCAGGAGAAGGCCTAAAAAGTGCCTTAAATAAGGTCCTAGGTTTTTTCTAAGTTCCTGGGGCTTAGTATTGGGATAAGTCCTGGGGGTAACAATCTCAAGCCAATTTACCAGGCTCCAGGTTCAGGCCTGGGGGGCCTTCACAATTGCTCCAGGTTCTGGGTTCGTCCTGGTCCTGGTGGTTGCCCTGGTCGCCCTGGTGGTCCTGGTGGTCCTGGTGGTCCTTCTGGGTCGTCCTGGGGACCGCTCCAGGTAGTGGGAACGTAAATCGAGGTCGGCCTAGTGTTAGTAACTCATTTCGATGAATTCAACGTAAATCGAGGTCGGTGGAGTGTTAGTAACCCATTTCGATGATTTCAATCACTTATGAGTAGTGTTGTACTTAGGCTTGTACTTGCGGATGAGTATTTCTTCTTTCTTTAGTCTGATGTACTGACTGTCTATGAAAGAGTGAACAACGAAGGAGTCGAAGTCTTTGTCTGTGTTTAAGTGTTCGGCTATTCTGCGAGCCAGACATTCTGTTTGACCTACATAGACTATCTTGTTGGCTTTATACAGTAAGTAAATGCAAGGTTTATTGAAGTAAGCTACTTTGAGTGTTCCAGACTTGCTGATTGGTTTAGTAGAAGGTTTTGCTGTGGCAGACAGTTCTTCTTTGTCTTGTATGTACTCCTGCTGTAGTTCTGGCTTGATTTCCTTGCCGTTGCGCTTGACCCTGTTGGGTCTGTGCGCTTCTATCTTGTTGATTTCGTCATTAAGTATCTGGTTAAACTTCTTCTTACCTACTCTTCTTGCTTTAGTATGCTTCATAACTGTTGATAACTTTATACACCTCTCCCTTATAACGCTTGTCACGTTTTGCGGAAGAGTCTCTCCTACCAGACATTATTGAGATAACTGGGTCATCGTTGACCAAACTCCCAAGCCTTACCCACTCGGCTCACTCTGGCGTGTTTTAGCAATTACTATTGCAGGGAAGATTTATTACATAAAGATAACCAAAAGACACCAATAGTGTTCATCAATAATTCTTATAGTGCCATAAGAAAAACTTATAGTGGTACAAAACGGCAAATAAAGGTTATCTATTTGTAGGCAATGAAATGGACTACGAGTAAAACGAATATGAGTAAAGTAAAGTTACAGATTAGAGTCCCAGCAAGTCTGTCGGACATTACCCTTGAGCAGTACCAGAGGTACATCAAGGTATTAGACTCTATTGACAAGGATGCAGAAGAAGCGGTGGACTTCTTGAATCTTAAAGCTCTTGATATATTCTGTGGGCTTGAGCTAAAGGAGAGCTATAAGCTACCAATAAGCACCTTTGATAGTGTTTTAGTAAAATTAGCAGAGTGTTTATCTGAAGAGACGCCACTTGTAAAGCGGTTCTGGTTCAGAGGCAGTAACGGAGTTGAAGTAGAGTTTGGATTGCATCCAGACCTGCAAAACTTAACTTCTGGTGAGTACTTTGATTTGGACAACTATATCAATGACTTTCAGGATATGCACAAGGCAATGGCTGTTCTATACAGACCTATTACTAAGCACAAGGGAGAGTTCTATGATATAGAGGAATATCAAGGTACAGATAAGTATGCTGGCTATATGAAGTATGCTCCTGTCAACGTAGCTATCGGTGCTAGGCTTTTTTTTTATCGTTTAGGGATGAAATTGTCAAAACATACGATAGCCTCTTCTCTGAAGGAGATGAAGCCAGAGGAGCGTTTGCAAGTAGAGAACAGATTTTTGGAGCAAAATGGGGTTGGTATCAATCACTTTATGCACTCGCTGGAGGAGATGTCACAAGATTTGATGAAATTACAAAGCTTAACATCCATAAATGCCTAGTCTGGCTGTCCTTTGAAAAGGAGAAAACCGACTTAGAAAACAAGAGAATAAAAGACGCTTATAAATGACAACTATTTACGACATAATCGAGAAGGTAAAGACGAACCTGAGAGCTAATCCTATAGTCAATACCGTAACCTTTGGTGACATAAGTCAAGTTGACCTCAACAAGACTACTATGTTCCCACTAAGTCACTTCCTATTAGGAGAAGCTCAGATGACCGAACATACTATCAGGCTTACATTAAGCTTTCTGTTCATTGATGTAGTAGACTACAGCAAGGACTTTAATAGCAACGACGAAGGAAACAGGCAAGATGATACCAATCTAGTAGATGTTTACAATACACAACTACAGATTGCTAATGAGTTGATTAGTGAGTTCCGTAGAGGTGACTTATATAGAGAAGGATTCCAGATAGTAGGTGAGCCAATATGCGAACCATTCAAAGATAGATTTGAGAATGAGCTAGCTGGTTGGTCCGTAGACCTTCAATTAGACATCTCTAATAACATATCAGTATGCTAGGACCAGATATTAAGGCACTTTTTGAGTTGTACGGTGAAAGGTTTGTAAATGCCCTTGTTGCTCGTATGAACAACCTGAACTTAAATGCTAGCGGCTCTGGAGCCAAGAGTATTAAGTATAGAGCAAGTCAAAGAAAACTTAGTATCACCTCTAAGAAACACGTTGAGGGATTAGATAGAGGTCTATTTCCATCTGACTATAGAGGCAAAAAGCCATCTACTAGCAACAACGGATTAGAAAGATGGGTTAAGACTAAAATGCGCCCAGACCTAGATGATAAAGATGCAAAAAGGCTTGCTTTTGCTGTGGCGGCAACAATAAAGAGAAACGGAACAATCAAGCGTTTCAGATATAGAGGAGCAGACCTGATTGGATTTGTAATTAAGAAACAACTTAAACCACTAGCTAACGACTTAGGTGATTTAGTATTAAAGGATATCGACAAGGCTATCACGCTTAAACTAAACACTTATAAAAATATAAAAGTACAGTAATATGGCAACGAACATAAAGGCCAACGTAAGAAGTCCTAGATACTATGAGATGACAGGTTCTGGGTCTAAAACACTAAATCTAAAGATATGGACAGGAGATATCACATCTCCTCCAGCATCTAACACTTATACACTAACCAAAGATGCGGTTGGCGGCCAAGCTGTATTTGAGATAAGCGAGTTAGTTAGAGATTACATAGAGCAGAGCTTTACTGGCACTTACTCTTGTGCTGCTGTTTGGGTTAAGATTAATTCTGATGCAGCATTCCCTGCATTTGATGGATATGGTTATTATGACGAGGGTGCTAATCCTTCTTTAAGCACCAGAGCATTAATCAGCAATACTACTATCTGGGTTCCGCCTTCAGAGAAGGTGAGAATACCAGTATATACTAGCGCATCTAGCAACGCTGTTAGTTCAGTTAAGTATTATAGCGGAGGCAGCTTGTTAGAATCAGACACTGTTGTTTCTAGCAACCAGAGTAGCGGTCAAATTGCTTATCCATTTACCTCAGAGACTGTAGATGAAGTTAGAGTATATTATAACTCAGATGCTTCTTATGACAGCTTCTCTGTAGAATATATGGACTGCTCTAAATACGACACTTACAAAGTAACCTTTGTAAACAAGTTTGGAGCTTTACAAGACCTTTACTTTATGGGTAAATCCATAGAGTCTATTGCTGTACAGAAAGACGGCTATAAGTCAAACGTACTTGACATTGCTAATCAAACTTACAGCTCTACAGCTCACCAGTTCAAAGATTTTGATGTTAAAGGCCGTCAATCTATGGTCCTGAATACAGGAAACGTATCTGAAGACTATAACGAGCCAATTAAACAACTATTGCTAACAGAGAAAGCTTGGATGACTGTCGGCAGTGATGTAATTCCTATCAATGTCAAGACAAGCAGCTTAACTATGCTGACTTCTGTTAATGACAAGATGGTTAATTACACACTAGAAGTCGACTTTGCTCACGACACCATTCAAAACGTACGATAGATGCAGTCTATACAATTATACATAGGGACGGATAGGGTAGAGATGTTCGATGATGAGAGCGTCTCTATCACTCAGTCTATTAAGAACATAAAAGACATCTCTAAGGTGTTTACTACGTTTAGTAGACAATTTACCGTGCCTGCTTCTAAAGCAAACAACAAACTATTTAAACACTACTATAACTACGACATCGACAACGGATTTGATGCTAGAACTAGAAAAGATGCTACTATAGAGCTTAACTTCCTTCCATTTAGAAGCGGAAAGCTAAAGCTTGATGGTGTAGATATGCGTGACAATAAGCCGTATGCTTATAGAGTCACTTTCTTTGGTAGTGTAGTAGAATTAAAGGAGATTCTGGGTGAAGACAAGCTTCCATCACTAGATGACCTTGATATAGACTTTAAATACGACCCAGACAGCTTATTAGCTAATCTTAAACAACTAACATCTACAAATGCAGCTGGCAGCTCTGCTGATGGATATTCCTTACCACTAATCACTCACAGCCAAAGGCTGTACTATGATTCTGGTAGAGAATCTGAGCAGTCTGGTAATTTATACTCTGGAGGCAGCAAGATTCAAGGAGTAAAATACAATGAGCTGAAATATGCAGTCCGTCTTGATAAGATTATCTCTGCTATAGAGAGTCAATACACAGACATTAACTTTGCCTCTGGTAGCTTCTTTGACCCTGCTGAAGATACAGACATTAAGCATCTGTATATGTGGTGTCACAGAAAGAAAGGAAAGATAGAAGATACAAGCGGTACAACTATTCATATACCGTTTACTGGTACAGGTAGCTATTCTTATTTTACTGGTAGCACATTTACGCTAGGGTCTGCTGGTGATACATTGACATTAACAGTTACTCCTAGCAATAATAACACGCCTTTTGACCTTATAATCAACAGAAACGGCACACTATATGAGCGTTTCTCTAATGTAAAAGGAGAGCAAGAGTTTATCATTACAGATAACTCTCTAATTACTAGCGGAACATACTTTACATTTCAGCTAATGGTCTACGAACAGCCACTTACGGCCGATGTTAGTTTAGAGTTCTTGACTACAACCGCTCAGACAGATACTTATTCACTTACTTCTGAGCTGTTTGATGACACTTATAGATTCAATATACAAGAGCAAATACCAGAGATGACCATTATAGACTTCTTGTCAAGTCTATTTAAGATGTTTAATCTGGTTGCTTACGTAGATGATAATGGAGATATAGATGTGCAGCCACTAGATACTTACTATCAAACTACAGAACACGATATCAGCAAGTATGTAGACGTGGATAAGTCTTCAATCAACGTAGCTCTGCCATATAAGGAGATATTCTTTAAGTACGCAGATACAGATACCATTCTGGCTAAACAGCATTTACAGCAGATTAGACAAGTAGAATGGGGCGGTAATGAGTATAGCAATGGTCAGAACTTAGACGGAGAAATTTATAAGGTACAACCTAACTTCCATCACGCTAAGTACGAGAAGCTGTTAGATAGTTATAACCTTTCTGTTGATACTGGTATTCAGGTAGGATACTTTGTAGATGATAACGAAGAAGCTTATTTAGGTAAACCGTTACTTACTTTTATTAACGCTAAATCAGGCCTAAAAAACATCAACTTTGTTAAACTAGGCGAGGTGTCAGAGATAACTACCTCTAGTACGCTTAATATGCCTACCAACCTGAAGACTATAGACACAAACTCGTCTAATAACATACATTTTGAAGTAGAACGCAATGAATTTACCAATCAAGACGCTACAGCAACGCTATTCAGTAGATTCTACGAAGACTACATAGCAAATGTGTTTAATACTAGAAACAGGTTGACTAAGCTGTCTGCTGTATTGCCAGTGGGTAAGATAATCAGCATTGAGCTGTCAGATGTAATTGTGGTCAATGGCAGAAAGCACAGAATCAACTCAATGACTACGAATTTGAAGGACGGAAGAACTGAATTTGAATTAACGAACTATTATGATTAGACAGGTTATAAATATGCTCAATGAGTCAGATTGGATGATGGGTGACGAAGATATTGACTTCGCTAAGGGCGCAAATAAACTACCAGAGACACTAAAGGAAGCAAAACAACTAATAAAGAGAAGAAATGGCAGACATAAATAAGACCATACTGTTTGAGCTAGACCTCAAGACAGGTAAAATAACAGATGAGACTGGTAGAGTCGTCAAAAGCTTTGGCGATTTAGCCAAGCAATACGATAAAGCATCTGAAGCTGGTAAAAGATACGGCAAACAGTCAAAAGAGCTTAATAAGTTACAGGAAGACCAAGCTAGGTCTGCTGGTTTAGCTGGTGCTGCTGCATTCGAATTAGGTAGAACTATATCGGATTTACCTTTTGGATTGGTAGCAGTATCAAATAACATTTCGCAGTTAGGTACTTTATTTGCTGCACTTGTAGCTAATGCTAAGGGCGTTAAAAATGCTCTAATATTACTTAAACAACAAATTCTTGGTCCGGGAGGTATTCTTATTGCTTTTCAAGCAATTACCGCAGCGGTCACAATTTACGCTCAGAGGAGTAAGGAAGCGAATAAAGAAACAGAAGATTTTAATGATAGGCTGTCTAAGTTAAATACTGATGTAATAAAGCTTGAGTTGTTAGCAAATATAGTAAGAGATAATACAACGTCTATTGAACAACAAACAGCAGCATTAAAAGCTCTGAAAAAATCAGGATTTGACCCAACAACGCAATCTATAGATGAGTTTATAGCAGCTCAACAGAGGCTAGCTATTGCAAGGGCTACTGCTGAATTGTTTGCAAATGATATAGCAAGACTAGAAAAAGAAAGGCTTGACCTTTTAAATCAGTCAAAAGGAGTTCTTTCTGACTTAATAAAAGCTCAACAAGAAGTTGGAGGTGGTCCTGTAGATATACTTAAAGCTCAAGTTGAAACTATAAGAGAAAGGCTTAATGAGATTAGAGAAGAGTCTCAATTATCAAAAAATAGGCTGCAAGAGTTGTTTAAAGATATTGGCCTTGTAGAAACAATTTTCGGGAGTGGAGATACAGAAGAGCTTGTAGATGGAACTATTAACGCTATCAAGAAGCAAATAAGTGAATTAGAAAAGCTAAGAGATAGTACGGCAACCACTACTGACCAAGTAAAAAATTACAACGACCAGATTAAAGAGTTAAAATCAACTCTTGATGAACTTCAGACTGCTAAAAGCAGACTCAGTGTAGAGGTAGACCTTGTTATAGGGAAAAAGGGGAAGCTATCTTTAAAAGACTTAATTGACGGCCCTGAACAAACAGAGGCGCAAAAATGGGCCGCTGGAGAAGTTGAGAAGGTTGGTAAAGCGGTTACTAATGAGTTTCAAAAAAGACAGGCCTCACAAGGAGAAAGAAACTTCTTTGTCGATACTTTTGGTGTAAGTGAGGAGAATATAAGAGCCGCAATAGACACCGCTCAACAAGGCCTTGCTATTATGGGGGATGTTTTCTCTGCTCAAGCCGAAAGAGAAATTGCTATAGAGACGAATAGAACAAATAGGTTAAATGACCAACTTAAAAAGAGGCTGTCTAATGAGAAGTTAACCGCAGAAGAAAGGGATAAAATTAATCAAGAGATAGCTAGAAACGAAGCTCAGTTAGTAGAGAAAGAGAACGCTATAAACAAAAGACGCTTTGAACAAGAAAAAGCTGTAAATATAGCTATGGCCGTAGTAGATACTTTTTCTGCCGCTACCGGTGTTCTTAGTGATACCAAAGGGGGTTCTTTTGCTCGTATAGCAGGTATGATTGCAGTTATAGGTGCAGGTTTAGCTAATGTAGCTATGATTTCTAAACAGCAATTTGTTGGAAAAGCTATGCCTACTCCTAACTTGACGGCTCAAGGAGTTGCTGGAGCTGGTGGAGTTCAAGCTCCTTCCTTCAATGTAGTTGGTTCTTCGGCTCAAAATCAGCTAGCTGCTGCTATTGCTGGCGCAGAGTCTAAACCAGTAAAAGCTTATGTAGTATCATCTGACGTAAGCACAGCTCAAGAGTTTGACCGTAAGGTTGTTGAAGGAGCGTCAATTTAAAACGAATATTAACTATTAAGTTATCCTTATATGGAAGTCTTTGAACTATTTATAGAAGAGGATAGCCTAGATTCAGGCATCCAAGCCATCTCCATAGTAGAGAATCCTGCTATTGAAGAGGACTTTGTAGCGTTAAGCGCACAAAAGATAGAATTAGCGGAAGTAAATAACGAAAAACGTATCTTAATGGGTCCAGCACTCATTCCAGATAAGAAAATCTACCGCAAAAACGAGTCTGGAGATGAATATTACATCTTTTTTAGTGAAGATACCGTCAGAAAGGCCTCTCAGCTGTTTTTAAGCAGAGGAAATCAGAATAATTCGACTCTAGAACACGAATATCAGCTAAAAGGTATGTCTGTGGTCGAATCTTGGATTGTAGAAGACGAAAAGAAAGACAAATCAGCACTATATAACTTAAATATGCCAAAAGGGACTTGGATGGTCTCTGTAAAAGTCAATAATGAAGAAGTTTGGGAAGAATTTGTTAAAACAGGTCGTGTTAAGGGCTTTTCTATTGAAGGTTATTTTACTGACGACTCTAATAGACCTAAAGAAGACGTTGAAGAAGAGCTTTGCTCAGATTGCTTTGAGGAATTACAAGCGGAATATGCTCTTTTAGAGGCATTATCTGCCCTTGAAGAGGAAGTAGAGCTAGAATCTTATGGTGGGTACCCAGAAAGTGCCTCAAACAACGCTAAATTAGGTATTAAACGCAATAAAGAAGTAAATAATAAATGCGCAACTCAGGTCGGCAAGGTAAGAGCGCAGCAGCTCGCAAGAAAAGAGAAATTCACCCTACCAACTTTAAAACGCATTTATTCATACCTGAGCAGGGCAGAAGCCTATTACGATGCATCCAAGCCAGAGGCGTGCGGTACTATATCGTATCTGCTTTGGGGCGGAAAAAGTATGAAAAACTGGGTAGAGTCCAAGTTAAGAGGATTGGACGAACTGGAAAGCGTTGATGTTGACTTATGCTGGGAAGGTTACAAGCAAGACGGATGGAAAATGAAAGATGGCAAGCGAGTTCCTAATTGCGTTAAGAAGAAATGATAAAAAGACGAAAGTTTAGAAGAAGAGCTAACCCAAGCAGAACAAGCCCTAGAGAAAACAGAAGGGCTTGTTTATGTGATAACGGTCTGTATAGCCGTAAGTGCTGTAAGGGCAATATGATTAATCAAGGAATCGGACGTATTTGATGAAAATACAACAGTCTGTGTAATTAATAGTTAACCTAATATAAATTAAGTATTTATGAAAGCAAGTGAAATTGTAGACAAGTTAAAGTCTGTTCTACTTTCTGCTGAAGAGCCACAAACTGAACCTGCTGTAGAGCAAGAGAAGCAAGTGGAACTATCTGTAGAAGAGATAGAAGTAAACGATGCTGTTGAGCTAGCTGAAGGCGAAGAGTCTCCTGAAGGAGAAGCTCCTGCTGAAGAAGCTCCAGAGCAAGAACCTGCTTACGTTACAAAAGATGAATTTGAGGCTGCTTTAGCCGAAATGAAAGCTATGTACGAAGCAATCATTGAAAAGATGGGTTCAGAAGCAATGGAAACAGAAGTTCCTGCTGAAGAACTATCAAAAGAAGAGCAAGTAGATTTATCTGCTGACGAGCCTGCTGCCGAGCCTATTGCTCACAGCCCAGAGTCTGACTCAGTAGCTAAACCTAGCTTCTTTAAATCTGCTAAACCACGCAATACAATGAGCGTAGTTTACGAAAAAATGTTTAATAAGTAAAATCAATAATTAAAAATGGCTACGACTACAAGTATTACAACAACCTACGCTGGAGAAAGTGCTGGTCAGTACATCTCTGCTGCGTTACTTTCAGGAAAGACCCTGAATGAATCTGCGATTGGTATCAAACCAAACGTAAAGTACAAGGAAGTAATCAAGAAACTTGATACTTCTTCATTAATCGCTAATGCTACTTGCGACTTTGCTGACACAGGAACTGTGACTCTAACTGAGCGCATCCTTCAGCCAGAGGAGTTCCAAGTGAACATTGAGCTATGTAAAAAAGACTTCCGTTCAGATTGGGAAGCTATCCAAATGGGTGTTGGTGCATTTGACAACCTGCCTCCAAACTTCGCTGACTTCCTAATCGCTCACGTAGCAGGAAAAGTAGCTGAGAAAACAGAGCAAAACATTTGGGGTGGTGTAAACGCTACTGCTGGTGAGTTTGACGGTTTCACAGTTCTTATGGCTGCTGATTCTGATGTAAACGATGCTGCTAACGATTCAGCAACTTCATTCACCTCATCAAACATCGTTTCTCTATTCGAGAATGTACTTGATTCAGTTCCTTCTGCTGTTTATGGTAGAGAAGACCTTACTATCTATGCTCCAACTGTAGCATTCAAAGCTTATATCCGTTCATTAGGTGGATATGGTGCTTCTGGTTTAGGTGCTGCTGGTTATGACAACAAAGGGTCTCAATGGTACAACAACGGAAACGCTCTATCTTTTGATGGTGTTAAGATTCAGCACGCTCCAGGTATGCCATCTGACCACATCATCGCTGGTGAGGCTTCTAACTTATTCTTCGGTACTGGTCTATTATCTGACCACAACGAGGTTAAAGTTATTGATATGGCTGACCTAGACGGTTCACAAAACGTACGAGTAATTATGCGATTCACCGCAGGTGTACAGTACGGTATTGGTTCTGACTTAGTGTTATTAACACTAGCATAATAAAATAATTGTATAACGAAGAAGGGTAGGTAAGCCAAGAGCCTGCCTACCCTTTTTTAATAAAAAAAAACTATGAGCTGCGATTTATCAAACGGAAGACTCCTACCTTGCAAGGACCAAGTTGGTGGATTGAAGAATGTTTACTTCATTAATCACGGAGTAGACAGCACTTTGATTTCTACCTCTGGTTCTGAAGATACGGTGGCTGCTACTGACTTTGCTTCTAGCACGGCATATAAGTATGCGCTAAAGGGGAACTCTTCTCTTACACAAAATATCCAATCTTCTCGTGAGAACGGAACTACTGCTTTCGAGCAGGTGCTAGAGCTTACCCTACCTAAACTGAGCAAAGAAGATAACTATCAAATCAAGTTGTTATCATTCGGAAGACCTCACGTTGTGGTAGAGGACTACAATGGAAACTTCTGGTTAGTAGGTAGAGAACACGGTGCAGACGTTACTGGTGGAACTATCGTAACAGGAGCTGTAATGGGAGACCTTTCAGGTTATACTATCACTCTTACTGGTATGGAGCGTACTCCTGCTAACTTCGTTTCTGGAAGCTTTATTGGCGGTACTGCTGGTACTGATGGACCAACTATTGATGATGGTGCATAATCAACAAGCTAACTGATTAAAAGAGCAGCCCCGTAAGGCTGCTTTTTTTGTGCCTAATAAAAACAAAAACAGACACTTCAGGTTATCCTTTTGTGATACGATTAAGACCAATAGAAACCGAACAGACGTTTAGTATTATACCTTCGTCTTTTGCTTCAGCGGACCTAGACCTAGCTTCTATTACTTTAACAGAAAATGGCACTAGCAAGTCTGAAAGTAATGTTACGTTTACTTGGGCAGCATCCTCTAATGGAAACTACATTGAGATTAGCTTGACCCCTACGATAACATTGAAAGAAGACCAGATATATACACTAGAACTGACAACGACTACAGACGTACTCTATAGAGATTTAGTGTACATTACAAGTAAGACAAATAAAAAAGAAGTATTCGCCTATCCAGAGCGTTACACAGAGCGTAATGATGGTGCTGACGAGTACATAGTATTATAGTATGAAGAATAGAGTTAAATTAGTAAACACAGCACAACAGCCAAAGAGCTACAAGAATAGCATTAAGGTTGTTAATTTAAGTGGCTACCAATCTCCAGAAGTTATTGAAGATGACCGCAAAGACTGGGTGATGTACACCTGCGGAGATGATGGACAAGACTACTTTGAGTCTTTAATAGAGAAGTATCTAGGTAGCCCTACCAACGCTTGTTGTATCAATGGTATTACCGAGATGATTTACGGTAGAGGTCTTGATGCGCTAGATAGCAAAGAGAAGCCAGAGATGTATGCAAAAATGAAGCTGCTTCTTAAACCTTCTTGTATGCGTAAGCTAGTGAATGATTACAAGCTACTTGGTCAAGGTGCTGTGCAAGTAATTTACAATAAGAACAAGACTGCTATCACTCAAGTAAGCCACTTCCCAATGGAAACATTGAGGGCTGAAAGAGCCAAGAACGGAAAATGTCAAGCATACTACTATCACCCTAAATGGTCAGAACTAAAACCTAGTGACAAACCAAAGCGCATTCCCACGTTCGGTAACGGCTCTAAAGGAGAGGTCATTGAACTATATGTATTCAAACCTTACAAATCTGGATTCTACTACTATGCTCCTGTTGATTATAACGGATGTCTTCAGTACGCTGAACTTGAAGAAGAAGTGGCTAACTATCACATCAATAACATCCAGAACGGCTTGCAACCTTCGCTTCTGGTTAACTTTAATAACGGTATTCCCAATGAGGAGACGCAGGAACTTATAGAGCGTAAAATCTACGACAAGTTTAGTGGTAGCTCAAACGCAGGTAAATTTATACTTACTTTTAATGAGTCTCAAGAAGACCAAGCGACCATTGACCCTATCCACTTACCAGACGCACACGCACAATATCAATTCCTAGCAGACGAGTCTAGAGAAAAGATTATGCTTGGACACCGTATTGTATCTCCAATCTTGCTTGGTATCAAAGACAATACTGGATTCGGTAACAACGCAGAGGAGCTTCGTACAGCGTCTATCATTATGGACAATATGGTAATTAGACCATTCCAACAGCAAATCATTGATGGGCTGAACGACATCCTTGCATTTAACAAGATATACCTCAACCTTTACTTTATCACTCTACAACCGATTGAGTTCACAGAGCTTGATAACATTGAGACGAAGATTAAGAGAGAAGAAGAGACTGGTGAGAAACTATCTGCTCAAGAGCCAGAGGAGCTTACTGACCTGTCTGACGATGAGTTTGAGGACATCTTTGAGCAATTAGAGGAGTTTGGAGAGGTTATCTCTGATGACTGGGAGTTAGTGTCTACAGAACGAGTAGACCTCGCAGAAGCCTCTAAACAAGACAATAAGGGCTATAAGGTACGCTATGCGTATATGCCTGTTAGAAAATCTGAAGGAAGTAGAGCATTCTGTAAGAGAATGGAAGCTTTAACAGACAAAGATGTTGTCTATAGACTAGAAGATATCAATATGATGTCGTTCAGAGGTGTAAACAAGGAGCTGGGACATAAGGGCAGAAACTACAGCTTGTTCAAGTTCAAGGGCGGCAAGAACTGCCACCACTTCTGGGAGAAAAGAGTATATAAAAAGAAAACACAAGTAAGCGAAGATGAAGCATTAGCAGATGGCTACACAGCACCAAACAATCCTGATGAAGTGCCAGTAAGACCAGTTGATATGCCTAATGGAGGAGCTTACCCAACAACTAAATAATTATGGCAAACAAGGCACTATTTGTAAGCATAGCAGACATTAAGAAGAAGTCTATCATTAGCGGTAATGTAGACCCTGATAAGATTGTGCAGTTTGTTGAGGTCGCTCAAGATACACACATTCAAAACTATCTAGGTGGTAAGCTATATAAGAAGCTACAGCAACTGATTATTGATGGCGAACTAGATGATGCAGGAAATAGCGATTATAAGACGCTTCTAGACACTTATATCAAGCCAATGCTAATATGGTACACGCAGGCTGATTATATGCCATTTGCAGCCTTCTCAATAGGCAATGGAGGCATCTATAAGCATCGTTCAGAGAACAGCGATAACGTATCAATGGATGAGCTGAATATGTTAGCTGCTAGAGCATTGGAAACTGCAGAGTTTTATACTCGTAGGTTTATGGATTATATGGACCACAACAGCACACTATATCCTGAATATACTAGCACAGCTAACGAAGATATGAACCCTGATAGGGATGTAAACTTTGGTGGCATCTATCTTGGATAAGAGAGGCAAGTACAGACCAAAAGAAGAGAATGTTAGGAAGCTAATGGCTTTCCTAGAAAAAGAGCGTACAAAAAATTCAAATACAGATGGCGGTAGACGTTTCAAGAATACCAAACAATAATAAGTTTGACCCAGTTAGAGAGGCTATACTACAGCTTCAATCAGACGTAACAAGTGGTGTAGCAGGTGTAGGAACTGTCAATAGTGCTTCAGGTAATATAACTATTACCGATTCAGGAAACATTACTGTAAATACGGTTGGAACTACTATTACTATCGGTATTGATGATACAGATTATCTTTCTTTATCTGATACAGGCACGCAGACTGTTACTGGTAATATTGTAATATCAGGAAACCTTACAGTCAATGGAACTACTGTTTACTTAAATACAGAAACTGTACGAGTAGAAGATAATATTATTGAACTTAATAGAACACCTGATACTCCTAATGATACAGCTACTGCTACAACTTCAGGTATTGAAATATATAGAGGTAATGGTGTAACAACTGCCTCTTTTATATTTGACGATACAGATGACACTTGGGATTTAACTAATAATCTAGCTGTTGCAGGAACTATTACTACAGGAGGTGATGAGGTTATTACGTTAGGAGATTTAAGTGTTACTACAGGAACGGCTAGTGGTGGAGGTGCGTTAAGTTATGATGATACTACAGGTGTATTTACTTTTACGCCTGCTGATTCAGGTGCAGGACTAACTCTTCAACAGGTTACTGCTAATGGCAATACTACTAACTATGGTATTAGTACAGGAAATATAACGGTACAACCTTCAGGTACTGGTTCAGGAGTAGTTACTATACAAGCTAACTCTGTTGGTGATGCTAGGCTTGACTTAACAGCAGGAACAGGTGGTACAGGTGTTATTAAGACTACTAACAATGTAGCTATCACCTTTGAACCTAATGCTACAGAAAAGGTAGTTATTGCCTCTGATGGTAATATGAACGTATATGAGAAGCTTGCTGTAGGAAAGACTACTGCTGCTTCTACTTATCATCTTGAAGTTGATGGTACTGCTTTGGCAAGAACCTTTAAGGCACAAATGGAGGCAAGCGGTACTACTTATACAGGCACTGTAGACCAGTATAATAATTCTATGCAGATTAGAACTGATGCTGGTGGTGCTATATCTTTAGGAGGTGATGGTCCAGGTTCTGTTCAGAATAACGTATATATCAAGGATGGTGATTTAGATGTTAATGGTGATGTTACTGCTGATAACTTTATTGGTGATGGTAGCCAACTTACTAACCTACCTTCTACAGGTACAAGTTCAGACCTTCAAGATGTAACTGATAACGGTGCTACTACTACGAATAGTATAGCAATAGGTAAATCTTCTGCGCCTTCGGTAACGCTAGACGTTGAATCTTCGCAAGCAGGTTCAGCTATGGTTAAGTTTAAAAACAAAAGCACCGCAACTGATGGATATGCTGAAATGCAAATTTGGAACGATGCAGACGATAAACTTGTTTTAGGTTCTATTGGTTCAGGATATACTTCTAGCGAATGGGCAAATTCTTCTTATATCTACGATACTGGACAAGATGCTTTAAGAATCAAAGCTTCAAATCAATTAGAACTATTCGCAGGCGGTTACGCTTTAGGTTATCGCAGGCTTGTAATAAATAGTTCAGGACTGGTAGGTATTGGAACTGATGCGCCTACTACTGGCTATTTACTAGATGTTGCAGGTCTTGGTAAGTTTGATAATGCTGTTAGTGTAGATGCTGTAGATACAGCTAATGTTACTCCAGCATCAAATGAAGCCAGATTAAGTGGTTATGGTATCATAGGTAATAGAGGAACATTCTATGTAACCAATGCAGGTGGCGCAGTACAAATTGGTAACGGAACTTCGCACAACCAAAACCCTACGGCTAACTTTAACAGTTCAAACATTCAATTATACCGAACAACCTATATCACTAATGGGGTGCTTGGTGTTGGCACAACTAACCCCAACGAAGAAATTGATGTTAGAACTTCTGCTTTTACTTCTATGTCTGTTACTTCAGACAGAAATACCGCCAATGATTATATAGGTTCTTTTGCGTTTTATGGTCGTAATACGGCTGCAACACCACAAGATATTCTATACGCTAGAATGATGTCGCAAATGACTGGTGTTACAAGTGGTGGCGAAAGGGGTGATATTTTATTTCAGACTAGACGAGATGCAGCTTATATTGATTCATTAAGAATTAGTAGTGGTGGTAATATTACTTCTTACGCAGACTTTATTGCAGGTTCAAATGTTCGTGTTTCAGACCAACTAATTTTTGATAAAACCAATACCGCAAGTGGTGGTGATTATGACTTTATCAATATTGGATACAATGGTTCTTGGTCGCAAAACGCCAATGGACTAGCTGCAATAGAAGTAAACGATGGTGGCGGAACGGTAGGTAAGTTTGGTATTACTTATGCTTCACCTGATGGTGGTGCTTTCGTTGTCAAAAACCTATACAATGGTTCAGGTTACGGTGGTAGTGGTGAAGTGTTTAGAGTAAACGGTAGCGGTAATGCTTTCATTGAAAACAACCTAACACTAGACAACCTATACACCAACAATACGGTTTACTTTAGTCGTAGTGGCGCACAAGGCAACACAGAAAACTTTATTCGTTCGCAAAACTATCCAAGTCAAGGATATACCACTTCAGCACAAAGGTACTGGCTAGAATACAATACTAAAGGTGGACACCACTTTGTAGTTAATTCAGATGGTGGCGCAGGTGATACTGAAAATAATTTTGACGACTTTACTATTTGGCAAGGTGCAGTTGATGGTGATAGATTATTTTCTGTTTCCAATGTAGGTAACACCAATATCAATGGTAGCCTTTACGCTTCGCCTGATGGTACTTACGATTCAACGCCAAGCGGTACTACATTTACCCACACCCTTGCTACGGCTTCAGGTACTGGAACTAAACGAGTAGTTAATTTTGATGGTAACGGTGGTAACCCTTCGGTTTGGTGGACTAGCGGTAACAATGCTATTGGTGCTATTGATGCTATGAATACCACCAACGGACTTGCCTTTTGGGTTAATTCAAGTGGCGGTTCTTGGCAACGCAACTTTTATATTGATACTGACAGAACAATATTTGAAAGGTCGGTAGGAATCGGCACGTCAAACCCTTCAGACCTTCTTCACGTTTCAGGAGGAGATGTTACCATTGGAGGTGGAGGCGGAACAATAGGAACTTCTAGTGCTATTGCCAATGCTTATTTAAAGATTGGTTCTACGCTAGGGTTTGACCCTAACCAAATGTTATTTATAGGCGATGGGTACATTAACTCTACTGGTGATTTAAGATTAGCAGGTGATGGTAATGGTGCTACAATTCAGATGACACTAAATTCAGGTGGGGTTGGTATTAATGAAACAAGCCCACAACAAGCACTTCACGTTGGAGGTAGGGTTAGAACTACTGCCGAAGTTTTAGTAAACACTAACCGTACTGGTATAGGTTGGGTTACTATTGCGCCAAGTTCAAATGTATTTGGTCAAATTGCTTTAAATGTTATTGCAGATAGTAACGGTTCTAGTTATTATAGTATTAGAGGCGATGGTACAAGTATGGGTGCTTTTGGTCGTTACGGAAACGCTACAACTTCAGGCGATGGTGTACAGTTTTATGATTCTTATTCCAATGCAGATTCAGCGTACTATCACAGACCTAAAATTATAGCAGGAACAAACGATGGTTCTACTGGTGGTGTTGATGAAGCTGACGTTGGGTTATTAGTACACAATATCAATGGCGCAAATAACACTTGGGCTAAAATAGCACTAGGTGGTCGTGAAGCTTCAGGTGCAGGTAATACTGTTTCTTGGGCAGGTATTGCAGCTAAAAAAGTATCAGGTACTTCAGGTTCTTGGGCAAGGGGTAATCTACATTTTTGGGTTAAGAATAACGCAACAATGATTGATGCTGCTAATTATAACTACATAGGAGAATATACTGGTGCTTATTACCATACTTTACAAAATGGTGCTGATATTAGGGCAGGTATAAACCTTCGTAGGGATTTAAACAACAAATCAGGCATATCTTTCTATAACACTACTTATCACAACTGGCAAGTATATATGGCACCTGCAACTGCAACTGGTTGTGGTGCAAATGGTAACTTAACTGCGCCTAGTGGTATATCTTCAGTTTCATCTTGGGCATTGCGTTCAAGAATGGAAGGGGTATCTACTTATGGATGGTTATGGGAAACTGGAGGTTCAGGTGGTGGTGGTGCTACGGCAACCGCTAAAATGGAATTAGGTGCTACTACTGGAACGCTGCGAGTTACTGGTGATGTTATTGCCTATGCTTCAGACCAACGTCTTAAAACAAATGTCAAGCCTATTGACAATGCGGTTGATAAGGTTAAGCAAATTAGCGGTGTAACTTACGATTGGGTAGATGATATTGAAAGCGAATACGGCTTTCACCCAAACACAATGCACGAAGCAGGTGTACTAGCACAAGAAATTGAAAAGGTGCTTCCTGAAGCAGTTATGACTGCGCCAATGAATACGGCTTATACTGAAAAGACTGGTACAGACCACGACTTTAAAACAGTTAAATATGACCGTATTGTACCTTTGCTTATTGAAGCTATCAAAGAACAACAAAAACAGATTGACGAACTAAAAGCTAGATTAGATGGCAGTACCAAGTAGCGGACAAATATCAATGCTAGGTGTAGCAAAAGAACGATGGAATAACACAATCGGAATAGATGGTTATACTAGCGGTTCAACACCTACTTCGCCAATATCAATGAAAGATATTATGATTGGCGGTAATGCAGGTGGTTCAGGTGTATCGTATTGTCCACCTAAAAACAACAGTTGGTTTCAAGACCCTTTCTATGTAGAACGACCTTATAACCCTGACTACGACCAACCTGATAATTCAGATTATGACGACACACCTTATGCACTTTCTGAATTTAGAGGCTATCAGCACAATAGGGAACTTGGGTGTATGAAGATAAACTTCAATACGGCTTGTGCGCCTGCAACGGCAACGCTATCGGCTAGTAATGCAGGTCAATCGTTTAGATTTGATTTTGTTTTAGCTTATACACCACCTGGAAGTGGTGCTACAATTTATATGGAAATAGACCAAACTTGGGCAGGATTAAGCACTAGTTCAGATACAACTGGTGGTAGCGGTAGTCAAACAATTTCGTTTACCGCAACCGTAGGTACAACAACAAGATATTTAAATGTAGCAACCAATACTGGTTCGGCAAGAAGCCTTAACTTTGATGTGTATATTAGTGGTAGTTGTTATTCAACCGCCAACTTATTACACGATTACGTTGTTTCGCAAGCAGCAGGTTCAGGCGGTGGTTCAGGAGGTAGCGGTGGACCAGGTCCAGCACCAGGTGGCGGTAGTCAATAGTAAATAATTTAAATCAATATAAAAATGGCAAACACTTATCGTTTTAGAATCAACTCGGTAGATACTTATACTAATAAGACTATTGAGGAAACTGACCTTGCAGATGTAGTTTACAATGTGCATTGGTCTTACATTGGAGAAGATGAAGATGGCAATTCAGCACACATTATTGGAGTAGCTTCAGTAAGTGACCCTGACCCTGCTAGCTTCGTTTCTTTTGATGACTTAACACAATCGCAGGTTATTGCTTGGATTGAACCTACATTTGAAATAGAACAGATGCAGGCGAACCTTGACAATCAAATTTCTGAAATTGTAGCACCTACGGTACGCAATAGACAGATACCACCTGACGAAGTGGCAAGCGAAGCAAGTGCGGAATAATTTTCGTATATTAGCTAGCAAACTAGTTTATTATGTCTAAAATCACAGAAGAACAGCTTAAACAGCTACAAGAACAAGAAGGCAAGAAGAATGCTATCAAGCACGACATTGGTCTTCTAGAAACACAGAAGCACGCATTGCTTCACGCATTTGCTAACATCCAAGAAGAACAGGACAAACTCAAAGTCCAACTGGAGGATGAGTATGGCAAGATTAACGTCAACCTTCAGGATGGAACCTACGAGGTGATACCTGAAGAGGTTGAAGAAGCAGAGTAACAGGAGGGGCATTAAGCCCCTCTTTTTTGTAAAGCAAATTGATTTTTCTATACACAACAGCTTGTATCTGCATATAAGTGTAGCATTTACTTGTCAAAACTGAACGAGGGTAATTGATATATCTTTTGACACCAAAGAATGATAGTCAAAATGCGAGAAATATATTCACCAAATATCTAGATAATCGGTGAACATAATCACCAAACTTTAATATACAACAGATTCATAGTTTCTAGTTATCTATATATATGAACCTACTATGGAACTAGACGCTAAACTTTCGTTTTTTGCAGGGTGGCTTTTCACTACTGTATCTACTATAACTGTTATGGGATTTATTCAGGCTGCATTTTTGGGTCTTGTCGGTGGCTTTTTCGGTCTACTAGGCAAGGAATGTTTTTATTACGTTAAAAAAGAACTCAACCAATGGCGCAAGAAATAAATGAAAATACGCAAGTTACCCTTGACCTTAAGACGGTAGGGTTGATTATTGCAGGTGCATTATCACTTGCAGGTATGTGGTTTGCCTTGCAGAAAGATATTCAAGAAGCTAAACAGCTACCTAAACCTGAAATCAGCAGAACAGAGTATGACCTGAAAGACGAACTTATCAGGGAAACTATTATGAACACCCAAGAGAAGGTAGACGAAAACGGTAAGAAACTAGATAAGATTGAAGAAAGGTTGTTTAATCTAACTACTCAAAAATGATTCGTGCTTGGTTATTGTTATTATGGGCATTATTTACAGCTAGCGTCTACTCGCAAGAGATTTCTATAGTACAGGTTAACGCAGAATGGAACGAAAGAAATAGTATTGACCTTAATGGTATCAGAGGCGCAAGGGTTTCTTTTGGTTACCTAGAAGAACAACCTGAAGCGTTAAGAAAGCAGATTAAAGCTGTACCTACTGTGCTAGTATTTAAAGACGGTCAGCTAGTCCACTACTGGAAAGCAGACCTGTCCTTTAAGTTGAGAGTCAGAAAAGAAGAGATACAAGAATATATAGATTCAATACGATGAGTAAAAAACCATTTAAAGATACTAAGGTAGGTAAGCTTCTAGGCAATCTAGGAGGTATATTGCCTGATAAGGGCGTATTAGGCGTTTTAAAGCAGGTTATAGATACGGATGATACTATGACACCTGAAGAGAAAGAAGATGC